AAAATACCCCAACGCGAGTTACGCGCGGGGTGTCTATCAGGTAGCCTTCCTCCGTAAAGTGCGCGGGAGACCTGTCGCAGTTCGTGTCGTGCACCAGGGGCGGCGCTGGGCCGTGCGCCTTGATGAAATCACTAAGCCTACCCATCGGTACCACCCTCTTTCAGCTGCATTCCGAGCAGCACCATAAGCGCTTGCAGGTGCTCGAATTCATCCGCGCGGATGTCTTGGATCACCTTAGCGGATTCTTGCCCGAGCACGTCGCTTGTCAAATCCTCTGTGTACTTGATAATGGCGTCAGCCTCAGCCATGAGCTCGCGGCAGATGCGTTCGATTTCATTCATCTCTGGTTTTCCTCTCTATTTTTGCGCAGGCTGACTTACCGTCCATCCGTTGGCCAGTAACGTTCTCTTGCGGTCTTCCCATATCCGATCCTGGTATCTGTTGTCAATGGATTTCCAGTCAACTGCGGCTACAGGAACGTTCTTGAAGCCCGCAAGGGTAAAGACGGCGCGGGGAGTGCACCGGCACTGATAGTCCTGTTCAACGTGTACGAACTTTCCCCTGATGTTTGCCATATTTGCCGCCTTTGGCTTCCAGCTGCCTTCTTCTCCAGTCTCGCTGTAGACATTTACATCATCCCAGCGGCAGTAAAGCCCGCGCATTCGCCGGTGGGTCTCGCGCACCCGTTGGTCGCGGCTGGTATCCCAGATGTAGATGTTCACCCCAGCATCCTGTTGTTGCTTTCGGGAAATGTCCCCGTTGAGCTTTGCCGTTTGATCGCGGGCTATAAGGCGAGCGTGGCGCTTGCCCATGCCGTAGGTTTCGTTGATGTCCCGTGCGATATGCTCCACCCTGCCGCCCTGCATATGGCTTTCCTGGATGATCTCACGCATACGGCCCAGAATATTCTTTGGTTGCGTAACAATCAGGTCAACATTCTCCGCAACCCACTGAGGAATAATGTCGGCAAAAAAATCCCCGCTGTAGTAGTCCTCCAGCAGGTTGATCCCCAGCGTTTTTTGCATCACCCGGTTCCATTCCGCAATCGTCAGTTTGCGGTTCATGTTAGCGATACGCTCCAGCCGCCTGCGCAGATCATAGCTCAGCAAGCTTTCGCTCCAATCGCGCTCTATGTCGCTTATAACCTCGCCTGCGGACTTCGGAACGCTGGATGAAGGGATAGGGGCGGCGTCCATTTGGAGCGGTTGCTCGGCCTCCAGTGCGGCTTTCAGAGCGGGCATGTGAGCACGCAGAACCTTGTCGAACTTGCCCATGAAGCCGTTCACAAGACGCAGGTACTCGCGTTCCACGTTATGGGGGAATTGCGGAACAACCTTGCTGGGCAGAACCTCTTTGCCTCGGAACTTCGGTGCGATTTTATCCTTGAGGGCTTGTTCGTAGCGGGATTGCTCCATCTCGGCTCCTTTAGGTATGAAAAAACCACCCAGAAAGGGTGGTTGTGGATTAATGCGGACAAATGTGCAAATGTCAAGCAAACAGAAATCAGCACATGAAACGGAGAAGGCCGAGCATCCTGTCATCGTCATATCCTTTGACGTTCCTGTACTCTTCGACCTCGTCCTCGGTTAAGCCAAGCTTAATCATGATCCGGTCAATCTCTTCGGACGTAAATTTTTGCCCCTTGACTATCATATCCACTACGCCGCGAGCCGTCATTGGCATGCACCCCCTTTACTCGATTAACTCAGCAATAATATCTACTTTGCCATTTCGAACTTTTCGGCTTACGATTTTGAAACTTGCGTCACGGTGAAGGATCGTTTCGTTTTCGGACCTGTCTTTTGGAATGTATACCTTCGATTCAGGCGGAACGCGAATTTCCACCTTTCCTGCCCTTCGCGAAAAAGCATGACCTTCCGAAGACGTGCTGGAATAGCCTTTGTTGGTTATTGTCTGACCCGGCTTCGCTTTGAATATGGGATCCTGTTCATCAATGTACCGATAGAGGGTTGCTGGCTCACCGATAGGTCGCATATTTCGATCAAGCGCTTCCACAGTCTTTTTCCTGTCTTTTGTGAGATTCGCCTCATCTCCAGTCCAAAAAGCCTGGTTGATGTAAAATGATTCAGGCGACGCGATATAACGGGACCTTCCATTTTCAATCTGATTGATGTCCTTCTTGGGAACCTTCCCGATGTCAAAAGGCTCGCCAGGCTCGTCGGATGCTCCTTGTGGGGCAGCAAATTTGGCTTCCGGCGATTTGGTTGTTGGGGATGCCTTAGACGCTTCTGCTGGCTTCCCTGCTGTCGTCTTGGGTGCAGGAGACTTAGGCGGTGCAACATGGGGAGTTGGTTCAGATTTAGATATAGGCGATGTCGATTTCTTCTTCCCGAACGCTTCGCTTGCTTTCTGCCCGGTGAATTTTCCGCCAAGCCCGCCCTTAATCTCGCCGCCTTCTCCAATGAGAATCTTGGAGCCGTTCTCTGTGGTGCGCCACACGTCTTCGTCTGCGTTCATTGTACCACTATCCATCCCGGATTGCAAGGGGTTTTGCTGATTTTCTTCTTCTTTCGCCACACCTTCCGGCATCGCCAGCAGGTCATCGTCCGTCAACTCATCCAGCATGGTGTCGATCTCCCATTTGCCCTCTTTGGCTAGGGTCTTACGAACCTCTGAGGGATCCACTGCCCCGAGGTCAGATAGTACCTGCGAGGTTTGCGCGTTGATCTGCGCAATAGTAGCCTTTTGGAGATCGATAGCGGCCTGGTCCTGTTCGCTCACTACCTTCAGGGGCGTCAGAACAATGGAATATTCGGGCACCTCTTCGAATAGCCCGCGATTTGCAGCGGCCACCATGATGATGTCCACCAACTTTTCGAAGTTGGGCATGATCTGTGTCCTGCGGATTCTTTCGATGAGCGTGTGGTAAATCTCCAGGTCGCTTTCCCCCGTTGCGCTCATCCCGGCGGGGGAACGGCCAAACAGAACGGTTTGAGGGATCGACGATACTGCCGAAAGCATGTTGTTTGTGCTCTCTATAACGTCATTTACGCCTGCCATAGACGCGGTTTGGAATATAAAGTCTTCCCCCTGTGCATCAATGGCGATGATGTTGTTGTATGACTGCCGCAGCCCTATGTCGTTGACGCGGTTTAGGAGCAGATTTGTTCCGTCGTCCGTCTCAATGAGCTCCGTCACCCGGTTCATCTTATAAACAGCCTGCACCATGCGCTGTAGTAGACCTACGGCATAGGTTGCGCTGGTGGCTGAATCCTGCAGCTGCTTTCGGATTCTCGCAAGCTCAGGGATTCCCCAGTAGCGATACTGTCCCATGAAGCTTTTCTCGGGAACCTTGCCATTCTTGAANACAAGGCAGCGGCTCTCATGAACCCGGAAAGAGCCGTATTGGCTGTTGACGGTATAAAACTCCGGCTGCCCGAACTTGCTCTTGCCTTTCGAGAGGAACAATTCTGCGTTTCCAGAATGCGCATACATTGACGAGTAATCCGGAACAACGAGCGTTCTGTCGAAAACAAGAATTTCGTCTATCCGCTTTATAGACAGATAGTCAAGCGGTTCTTCAATTTCTCTGCCGTCGTCGATGATCATGACCGCGAGACTTCCGCCCGTGAGCCTGGACCATTTCACGGAATCAATGCACTTATCTGTCCAATCGAGATAGGTTAAGGAATTGAACAGGTAATCCTTCGTCTCCTCGTCCACGTTCTCGAAGTCATACCCGGGCCGCATGGATTCTTCCGCCGGGCTGTCTATGATTTTGGCAAAAAGGCCGTCCTCGTCATATTGGATCAGGCACTCTTGGTCAGTAATAATGCCTTCCGGCTCATACGCATAGTGAGTGGATGAATCCCGCCGAGTTCCGACCCCGGTCGTGGAGTTAACATATCCGTCGGTATTTCTGCTGGGATCATCCTTCTCTTTGTCCTTGCGCTTAAAAAACACAGCCGTGCCGGTCACCTCCTGCTTATCTCTTGTCGTTGTAATACGCCTGCGCCTGGGTCATGGCGTCCACCTGATCATCGAATTTTGCATTAGGAAAGCTGGAAAATTCCTCAACGAAATCCCCGACCCACGGCGCAATCGCTGTGGATGGAAGAAAAACATTTCCCGCCTCCACCGCCGCTGTGACCGCCTGGGCGCGAACAACCTTTCCGCCTTGGGGATTGATCGGAACAATCCCAGGCAGTTCCTTCTTGAGAACCTGAATGACCGCGCTGCCGTTCGCCTTATCCTCGACGAGCTTTCGATATGTTTTCGGCCACTTAGCCGATAGGTTGCGTACGGCCTGCAATGTATCTGTGAAGTTCATTTTGGCGCGCACTTGGTCAAGCAGGAACCTGTTGGCTGGATTGCGAGCATCTCTCGCCCACACTTGCCCAACAACGTAGTCGCTCGTTTCTGCATCCTTGAAGGTGCAGTCCCACGACTGTATGAAGTCAAATAGCTTGCGCGGGGGCGTCTCGTAGTATCTCCACCAGTTTCGCTGAAACAGCGTTCCTGCCGATGGCGTCGGGTTTTGCTGATACATGCAGTTCCACGCGTATGATCCTACGACCATCTTTCGGTTGGCCGCCCATTGCTCATCGCGCCCGCTTTCCGGCCACAGCGGCGTTCCTTCTTTCCGCTGGAGCAGGTCGGTTGCCTCGTTATCGCAAATACAGGGCAGCGATAATACCTTCCAGTCTTCTGTCTGTCCGTCCTCTGGTTTTAGCAAGCTTGCAGCAAAGTCCCTGTCGTTCCATCGGGTAAGGATAATTATGATTGCCGCATCTGGATGCAAACGGCTGACCATGCTGTCCCTGTATTCCTCTAGCAGGTGTCTGCGATAGGCTTCCGATTCCGCCTCGGCGCGGCTCTTTATCGGGTCGTCGATAATCAACAACTCGGCTGGGTTTCCGGTTATACCACCGCCAACGCCGCGCGACAGCATTCCGCCGGTATGTCCTTCAATGGTCCAATCGGTTTTTGAGCGTTGACTTTTATCGCACTTTATCCCGAACAAGGCGTTTCCAAAGTCTTCAACCTTTTTTCGGTTTGAGTATCCGAACCGCTCCGCGAGGTCAATCCCGTAACTAACCTCAATAACCCGTTTGTCTGGAAACTTCCCCAGAAAGAACGAGGGGAATGTGCTGGTTACGGACATGGACTTTCCATGCTGAGGTGGCATAAAGATCATCAGC